CGTACCACCCCATGTAAGAATGCAGAGTGAATGAGAGAAATCAACTTCTGGGGCCGCATCTGGGGCGGCGGTGTACCACCCCATGTAAGAATGCAGAGTGAATGAGAGGCGAGGAGGGCGAGCGATGACAGTCACACAACGTGACTGCGCGACCAGGTACCACCCCATGTAAGAATGCAGAGTGAATGAGAGGTCGCACTCGCCGGAACTCCGTCGATGCTGAACAGGTACCACCCCATGTAAGAATGCAGAGTGAATGAGAGTCGGCGAAGATCGCCGCGGTTGGTTCGGTCGTTAGGTCGTACCACCCCATGTAAGAATGCAGAGTGAATGAGAGACGTGACGGAGCTCTTGCAAGGCTTCAACGTACCACCCCATGTAAGAATGCAGAGTGAATGAGAGTCCTTGTTGCCCACGAATCCCTCGCCGGTCCGGGAGTACCACCCCATGTAAGAATGCAGAGTGAATGAGAGTGAAGCAAGACCGGCCATCGCTCACTTCAGCATTTGGTACCACCCCATGTAAGAATGCAGAGTGAATGAGAGACATGCCTCAGCTCTTGGAGAGCCTCGACCGACACGTACCACCCCATGTAAGAATGCAGAGTGAATGAGAGTGAGGCCCCTTTGGGTTGCGCGTTGGTCTACATCTACGTACCACCCCATGTAAGAATGCAGAGTGAATGAGAGCAGTCACCGGCCATGATGCACCTCCCGCGCTTCAGCGTACCACCCCATGTAAGAATGCAGAGTGAATGAGAGGCCCACGAACTGTGGATGTTTGAGCGCCTGGATTTGTACCACCCCATGTAAGAATGCAGAGTGAATGAGAGAGAGGATGTCATCGGTTGCGGCCGCGGCTGGGGAGTACCACCCCATGTAAGAATGCAGAGTGAATGAGAGGAGTCATCCGACTGCTCACACGCGAGTGTGTTGCCAGTGTACCACCCCATGTAAGAATGCAGAGTGAATGAGAGAGGCTGTCGCGAACAACCTGGTCGCCTGGTTGCGGTACCACCCCATGTAAGAATGCAGAGTGAATGAGAGAGGGAGATGCGGCCGAACGTTAAATCGCTCACGGGTACCACCCCATGTAAGAATGCAGAGTGAATGAGAGGTGCCAGGTCGATTACCCGACTACTCAATATCGGATTGTACCACCCCATGTAAGAATGCAGAGTGAATGAGAGGCGTATCACCTCGGCAAAAGTGATCGAGACTGCATCGTACCACCCCATGTAAGAATGCAGAGTGAATGAGAGACTAAAGGCCGCAGCAAGCCGCCGCCGAGCACGCGAGTACCACCCCATGTAAGAATGCAGAGTGAATGAGAGATTACTCACAACCAACGGCCGGCCGAATAGTGACAGTACCACCCCATGTAAGAATGCAGGGTGAATGAGAGAGTCAGGTCCTCGCCGGTGCCATCGATGGCGCGGCTGTACCACCCCATGTAAGAATGCAGGGTGAATGAGAGTGCACGACCGAGCTATTCGCCTCATGACCAAAGCAGTACCACCCCATGTAAGAATGCAGAGTGAATGAGAGTCACACAACGTGACTGCGCGACCAGGTACCACCCCATGTAAGAATGCAGAGTGAATGAGAGATCCTGAGTGAATGAGAGAATGAGAGCACCAACAAGCGGCATCTACCACGACATCGACTTCTCCACCTACCTGTCTTGGGACGCGATCAACAACAGTTCGCTCGGTCCATTGCGGATCAGCCCGGCGCACTACAAGATGCGCTTGGAAATTCCTCAGGACGATACGCAGGCCCTGCGGCTAGGGCGGCTCTGCCACATGGGCAAATTCGAGCCGGCGGCGCTGCTGAAACGGTTTTGGGTGCTGGACGAATCGGCCCTGGCCGCGGAATGCCGCACGGCCAAGGGCGCGCCGGTCGAGTCGGTTGGCTCGGCCAAACGAACCAGGGATTGGGAGGAAAAGCTGGCAGGGATGCAAGCTCGTAACGGCAGCAAGGAGCAGGTCACGCAGGCCGAGCTTGATCAGCTAGTCGGTGTTTGCACCGCGCTGGCAGATCATCCCGTGGCCGGCCCGCTGACCAGGAGTGCACACAGGGAAGTGTCTTGGGTCCGCAAGATTCGTAGCGGGAGGAAAGTGATTGCGACGCTGAAAGGACGCATCGACCTGGTGGAACCGGGTGTCTTGCTGGCCGATTTTAAGACGGCTAGCGACATTACCGACGACGGCATTGCCTGGTCCATCTGGCGCTGGGGCTACCATCGCCAGGCGGCGTTTTACCAGGACGCCTGGTGCGACCTCGCTGGCGAATGGTTGCCGTTCTGGCTGATCTTCGCCGAGCCAATGCCGCCGTACTCGGTACGCTGCGCGGTGCTGAACGAAGACGACATCGCGCAGGGACGGCGCGAATATCAGGCGGCCATCGAGCGGATCATCGAATGTCGACGGCTTGATTTCTGGCCAGGCCCGTCCGATCCACCCGAGTTCCGCTTGCCGTTCAGAATGCGAACTGGGGTGGAGATCGAGGTGGACGGGGAATTAGTGCAACTGTGAAACCATTTTTCGCCCCATACTGAGTACTGAGTACTGAGTACTGAGTACTGAGTACTGAGTACTGAGTACTGAGTCTCGGGAAACGAGGGATAGATGGCGAAACGCAAGACTGCGAGTGCAAGTGGGCCGGTGCTGGACGAGGCCGAGGCGTTGACGGCGGCGGAGATTGACGAACGGACGCCGCCCGAGGAAATCTACTTCACCGACATCTACGGTCGCGACGACCTGCGGGTTGTCGACCTGGGCGGCCAGGAGCGGACCGTCACCATCAAAGGCGCGGCAATCGTCGAAGTGACGAAATACGAGAGTACGGAAAAGCAACGGCGGATCGTCCTGTACTTTCACGAATACGAAAAGGGTTTGTTGCTGAACAAAACCAACGGCTCCAGAATCTACGAAATGTACGGCAATGATGTGGCGAAGTGGTGCGGCCGCAAGATCACCCTCTATCCCAGCGAAACGGAGATCGGCGGCAAAACCGTGGACTGCATCCGCGTCCGTGCGCAGACCGCGAAGCTGAAGAGATAGGAGAATGCGGAGTGGCAGGGACGCTGGAACTCGAGCCGTGTGTAGCCGGGATTGATCCCGGACTCTCTCACCTCGGCCTGTGCGTCATCACCCAATCTGGCCAGACGCAGTCCAGCCACAAACGATCAGCACCCGTCAAGGATCATGACGATCCGACGCAGCGCGTGGCTCGGTATAACGTGCTGGTGCATTCGGTGTTCGAGTTCCTCGACTGCTGGCGGCCGTCGCTGGTGCTGGTCGAGGCCCACCCGCTGCTGGGCGGCAAGGCGCGAGACAGCTCATTTGGCCGGCGTGATCGCGACGAGCTGATGGGCATTCTGTACGCGGACCTGGCCGGCACGAGCTACGTGCGGCGAGTCATCGAGGTCTACCCCAGCACGCTGAAGAAATTCATCACCAACGACGGCCGCGCGGATAAGTCGGCGATCGTGGGGGCGCTGATCAAGAAGTGGGGAGTCAGCTTCGGTTCCGAACATGAGTTCGAATCGTTCGCCCTGGCCAAAATGGCCTGCACCCTTCTGGGCTGGGAGGAGCAGATCACGAAGCGTCAGCGTGAATGCCTGCGAAAAATCGATCCGTCGTTTTCGTTGTGCGACGGGCAAGTGTTGTTACCGTTTTGAGGAGATATCAAATGGCTAAGCGACGTAGCGACGTGCGGCAGAAACAGACGGCACCAGAAGATGTGGATCAGCTCCGGCTGCAGGACGCGGATGGCACCGAGATTGGCAACGTGCGGATTCCGGAGATCGATCGCGCGGTCAAAAAGTACCTGGAGGTGAAAGCCAAACGGGCAGCAGCAAAGGCGGAATGGGACGAATTGGTGCACGACGCGCTGGCCAAACGTGATGAAGCCGTGATAGCGCATCAGAAGGAATTCGGGGAGCGATATGTGGCAGAGGTAGTCGGACAATACTTTGCGCTGACCGTGACCACTGAGGACGTTGTGAACTGCGAAAAAGTTAAGAAAGTCAAAGAATGATCAGTGCACGCTGCATTCGGTGCGGACGAAAGAAGATCGAGCACGTCGCTGGCGACAGGTATTTCTGTCCGGTGTGCAAGATCCTGTTTGAGGTCGAGGACGACGGCGATTACAGCGACACCGATCCCACATGGCGATTGCAGCGACAAGAGCAACAAGAGCGACACAAACGGGCGAAATGGGAGAAAAAACGATCATGAAAGCTGGCGGCATGGAGCTGATGAAGTTCCGCCGATTGATGCGGCGGCTGGGAGAATCGAAACGCGGAATTGTGGGGCTGCTGGAGTGCCTGTGGTACTCGGCCGCGCACGATTGCCCGGCGGGAGACGTGGGGAAATTCACGAACGAGGAAATCGCCATCATGTGCGACTGGTCGGGCGATCCCGACGAGCTGGTGGCGGCGCTAGTCGCCTCGGGCTACCTGGACGAGCACGAACTCCACCGGCTGGTGATTCACGATTGGCACGTGCACTGCCCGAACTGGGTGCGAGGCATCCTGGCCAGGCACGGACGGCAGTTCGCGAACGGGGAGCCGTCGAACCGCAAAGAGGCCGCGGCGGACAACTCGCAAAGGGGATCGATGGCCGCCGCGGCCGGTGGACGGCTCAGTAATCAGTACTCAGTACTCAGTACTGAGTGCAGTAGTGAGTCCGCGGCGAATTTTAATGACCACGCGGCGGCTGGGAATACCGTTTTCGCTTCTATTACCCCAGATCGTCCAGATTGCCAATCGAACGGCGAGAAACGTCTAGTGGAAATTTCTGGGGCGGCTGGGAATACCGTTTTCGCTTCTATTACCGCAGATCGCCCAGATTGCCAATCGAATGGCGACAAACGTCTAGCGGAAATTTCTGGAAAAGCTCCTAAGGAGGCTACTATAGGAACCTCCTCTAAGGAGCCTCCTATAGGAACGTCCTCAGGGGAACCTACTATCAAGTCAAGTCAAGTCAAGTCAAGTCAAGTCTATTTGGTCAAGAGTCAAACCGTAGCTAGCCACAGCGCTGATACGCAGCCCAGCTTGACCAGTTTGACCAGAGATTTTTCGTCAGTGTGGCTTGACCTGACGGCGGACTTCCTGAGGGAGCTGGGACGCGTGCCGCCAGGACAGGACGTCAGATTTGTCACGCAACTGGCCTGGCTGGTCGCCAGAGGCCGCCAGATAGCCCCGCAGGTCAGATCAGCCATCAACGCTGTCCGGTGCGTCTCCGTCCATCCCAGGGCCCCCTGCGCGTATCTGCGTGTGGTCCTAGCAGAGAGCCTCGGCGGTGAGCAGCAGTTGCGGGTGCTGCTGAAGGAATGTCCAACCAGAGAGGCGTGCGAGGCGATCACCAGGTTGGCACTCGAGGCGAACCTGCCGATCCGGATCGTCGCCCCGAGCATCAGGCTACGATCAGATTTCGACGAGGAGAGAGCCCGTCAAAAACTGGCCGCGGACCTGGAAAGGCTGGCGGCGGGATGACGGGTGGCAAGTCGGCCCGCCCGACTGTTGCCGAAGTCCGCGCGTATTGTCTTCAAAAGTGGTTGGCTGCTCGGTCGCGAAAACGTGTGGTCGAGAACGACCACAGACCTGCGGCGTGGATTTCCAACCCAGTGACGTTACGATGATGCGCGGCGGAGCGTCATCCGCAGACTGAACTTTAATCCATGGGAGAACGCTAATGCTGACGAAATCACTGCTGGCCTCGGTCGCTCTGGCGGCTTGTGTGTGCGCGATGTCTATGACGTCGCGAGCCGAAACTGTCTACAACCTGGCCGAACTCTATGCCGGGTCGCAGGTCGTGCCGGACCTGCTGCACACCGATACCTATCCGCTCACCGGTACGCTGACGACGCATGACGACACAACCGATATCGATTACATGCTCAGCTGGGGCGGGAACGATTACGCGGGCGTACTCGAGTTCGTGTCGCAGACGCCGCACGTGGAAATCGGCGGTGTGTCGATTGCCCCGTCGATCCGCAACTACTCCGACCTGGGTGAAGTCACGTTCAGTATGTTTGCCGAGGGTGCGACGCCAATGATTGCGCCCGATGCGCTGTTCGCCGACTGGAATGCGGCACTGTTCACGTTCATCGGCGATCTGTCGGAAGACACGCGGTATGCGAGTGTGGCGGTCCCTGAAATTGGCGCGGATGAGCTGACGTTTCTGGGGGTCGTCGGCTTGCTATTTTTTTGGGGGGAGTCTCGTCGGTGCTTACCGTTGCTCCGGAAATGGTGTGGTCGTGGTCAGGTGATGTCAGTAAGCTGAAGTTGGCGCTGCGGTCGTCCCCGGACCTCCACACGTTTCTCCTCATTTCTCCACAGGCTCCGGGGGCGACTTTTTTCGCGTCTGGCGTGCAGACAACAGGTTCCCAAGGGACTCACACTAGTGTCGCCGTGGATTTCATGGATTGTCGCGCTGATTGCCGGCCTGTCCGAAATTGAGGCGGTCAGTTCCCACGAGATCGTGTTGACCCGCTTGCCAGCGACGATTCAAGTGACCGCCGGAGCCGACGATTACACGTGGTCCGTGCCCGCCGGCGTCAAAATCCTGAGCGGCGAATTCGAACCGACGCTGGTGTTCGATGCCGTGCCCGGGAGATACCTGATCCAGTGCAAGTCGCTCAAGATCGACTGGGACAAGCGGCAGCTCGATCGGCAAGTATTTGCGTCAACATTCGTCATCGCGGGCGGTGACCCTGATGGTGATGACGATGACGATGACGACGACGATGACGTTCCGAAAATCAAGGCGGAATATTTGATCACCGTCCGCGAAACGGCCGACACGACGACGGCGCTCAACGCGCTCTTATCTCAGTTGACTCAGGCACCTCCCGACACAATCCGAGTGCTGCACGTGGACGACGACACGCAGGACCCGAAGCTACGTCCCTACTCGCAGCAGGCCAAGGACTTGCCGTGGCTGATTCTGGCCAACGGACAAGGCGATATTGCCTGGCAAGGTCCGCTGCCGACGGATTACGAATCGATTCGAAAGCTGGTCCGGGAGCATCGATGAGTAATTCCAAGCGCAGCCGCAGGCTGAACGTACCTGGTCACGGTGCATTGCCGCGTAGCAATCGGCTGGGTGACGACACGCCGATTTTCGAGGACTCGATCGAGGTCATTCCGCGGGCTGAGCTGCGGCAGCTCTACGATCAATATGAGCCGAGCCAGCGGTGGACGGTGCAAAAAATCAAAAACCAGGGGCAGGAGGGTTCCTGCGCATCGAACTCGGGAACCAGTGCCTGGGAGAATGCCGCGGTGGCACAATTCGGCCAACGTATCTGGTTCGAACTGTCGGCCATCAGCCTGTACAAACGCGTCGGACGCAGTCCGCAATCGGGATCGACGCTAAACGACAATATTCGCGAGCTGTCGACGCGCGGAGCGTTGCCGACGAACGCCATGCGAGACAAGCTGGAATCGATTGGGCTGAATCCGGCACACACGATGCCGGAAACGGGATTCTATTCGGCCTTCCCATCAGGTTGGGAGGACACGGCAAAACATTTCAGGATTGTGCCCGATGAGATTTTCGATATCCGCGGCATGGATGGATTTCTTACGGCGCTGTTCCGCGGATTCTGCGTGTACTACGGGCGAGCGTCGCACGCGATTATCGCCGTGGCCGCCGAGCCCAGCGGCTCACGCTGGAAGTTGGAATATCAGAATTCGTGGGGAGCAAGTTGGGACGGCGACGGTTTCGGCTACGATGAGGAATCGTTTGTGTCCGGTGCGATCGCCTCGTACGGTGCGTACGCCGTGCGGACCGTCTCGCTCAGCGACGCGCTTGCCAAACTTGTGTTCGATCAGACCAGTGAGAATGATAAGGTGGACGGATGAACATTCCGTGGGACAAAATCTTTGAGCTGGCGCTATTGGCTTTTGAAAAGTGTTTTCCGACCCCGACTGGCGCGAGCGACGCGGCCGAAAGGCTGGCCGCCTTGGATAATTGCTGCAACGGTCGGTGCGAGTGGGTCGTGCGCGACGCTGGTGTCCGTGGACCGCAGAATGTGCGTGACGCGGTGGACGAAGTGGTCATCCGCTGGCCGACATGATTTGAAACATCACTAATCAAAGGAGCATCTGCAATGAATGGCGTGTTTAATATTGCCAAGGGCCGTGTCGGTGAATTCTACAATCGAGTCAAATCCAATGATCCGGCCAACTCGGCCCTGGTACTCTGTCTTTTCACGGGTGCCGGGACAGACGCGACTTTGCGTGATCTCGATACTCTGGCGGCGATCGAGGCCGATGCCGGTTTCGCGGAAGTTGTGCATGCGAGCTATGCTCGCAAGGTTCTGACCGACAGTGATTTGGCGGCATTACCAGCACCGGACGATGCCAACGATAAATATGTACTCGATCTACCTAATCAAATTTGGCTGGCATTAGCCGGAGGTGCGTCTATCACCAGACTAATCGTCGGCTATGATCCTGACACGACCGCAGGGACGGATGCCAACATCATCCCATTGACTTTCCATGATTTCGTCACCACCGCGTCTGGTGCCGACGTCACGGCCAATTTCAACGCCAATTGGTTTGAAGCCACTGAGCCATAAATCCTGATCGACGATGAAGCGTTATGGGCGCCGTCACGGAATATTACGTTAATCTGGCAACTGGGAACGATACCACCGGAAATGGTACCTCTGGTAATCCATGGCTCACGATCCAGAAAGCTCTAAACACCATCACGCGGGACGCCACGAATGGCGATCGAATCAATTGTGCCAGTTCCGGCACGAATTCCGCCGCCTTGAGTTTCACGACGTACTCGTCGGGTGGTGGCACCCAGGCCGCACCGTTGATCATCGAGGGCTATACGACGACCGCCGGCGACGGCGGTAGGGCAGCGATTAACTGCAATGGAGCGTCCTTCATCAATTCGGCGGTGGTCGAAGGCGTTTACCTGTGCGACCTCGATCTATCAAATTCAAATACCGGCGCCGGTCAGCCCTGTGTCCAGCTCGACAAACATAGTGGTTTGTTCCGTTGTACCATCCGGGACGCCTACTACGGTTATCAGTTAGCCAATTCGTACCCGCATTTTTGCGTCGCCTGCGGGTTCACGGAAATCGATCAGACTGCGATTCTGTCCGATCACGAGCATGATCTAATCACTGACAATTGGATCGTGGATGGGTCGACTCTTAAGCTGGGTGGATATGGTATCAGCGTCCCAGGGACTGGCGCGAACATCCACCGCAACATCATTTCGCTCGCGTCAGGATCGGCCGCTTCTGGGATCGGATGCGTTAGCGTAATTACCCAGGACGCCTCAATCACACATAATTCGATCTTTGGTCCTAACGGGACTGGTCGCGGAATCTACCTCGTGGTGGGCACTGGCGATCCTCCGGCACTGGTAGCGAATAATTTAATCCAAGGATTTAACGGAGCCGGTGGCGATGGGATCGAAATCAGCGGGACGACGCGCAGCGCTATCGTCATGGACGGCAACTGCGTCAGTGACGCGACCACCAAATACAATCTGGGCGAGAACATTCTTTTGCCCATGCTGGACAACGAGTCACTGAGCGGTAATGTGTTCGCTTTTTCTGGTGCGAACACATTTGCCAATCGATTCACTTACTGGGCACCATTGGATGTCGGCAATGTGTGGGCAGGTGCATTTCCGCAGGGCTCTGGAAGAGACAAAGGCGCGGTGCAGCACGTGGCGGCCGCGGCACAAACGCTACTCATCAGTAGAAAGAGACGGGTGATATAATGCAGGGCGTCTACATTGCTCAAGCCACGATCACAGGGGTCGCGTCACCACAGACATTGTTGTATTGCAACGTAGATCCGGCGTTAGTGATCGAGATTTTAAGTGCCGATGTCACCGTACTCGATGTCCTCACGAACGAGAAATTAGTCTGTGAGATAGTTCGCGTGGCGACTGAGGGAAGCCCCGCGGGAACGTCCCTTACCCCGAAGGGCACTGAAAACCTGTCATCAAACTATTCGGCTTGGCTCGCTGATTTGACGGTTGAACCAACGTCGTATCAAGCGGACGTAAATGCGTTCGGCCGCCGCGGAGATAGCAACCAGGCCGGATGGGAGTATACTCCACTCCCCGAGGAGCGGCCGATTTTCTCGCCTGGAGCGGCGTTCGGCTTGCGACTCATGGAAGCCATCAGCACTTCTAAAGTGCATGCACGAATCACGTTTCGCGAAATAGGATAGTGGATCGTGCGATATGGACCGACATCGTATTTCCGCCTCGGAGCGGTAGCATCTCGCACGCAGCAGCGCTCGACGTCGGCATATGATCGGCCGCGCAGGAGGTTCGTTTATCTCGCTGCGGAAAACGAAATCATTGTCGGGGTAGCCTCCGAGCGTGACTTCGCCGCCACTATCCACATCGATGTCCACCTGGTCGTCGGAATCGCGACCGAAAAGGATCTTGCCAGCCAGGTCTCCCTCGGTGCTGAGCTGGCTGTCGGGATCGCCTCCGAGCACGACGTCGCCGCCACGGTTCACATCGATGTCCACTATTCAGTCGGAATCGCGGTTGAGAACGATATTGCCAGCCAGGTCTCCCTCGGTGGTGAGCTGACTGTCGGCGTAGCGACGGAGCATGACGCCGCCGCGACGATCCACGTTGATGTCCACCTGGTCGTCGGAATCACGACCGAAAACGATCTTGCCAGCCAGGTCTCCCTCGGTGGCGAGCTGGCTGTCGGGATCGCCTCGGAGCACGACGTCGCCTCCGCCATTCACATCGATGTTATCCATTCAGTCGGAATCGCGACCGAAAAGGATATTGCTCAAGCGGTTTACACAAGCATCCCAGCAAGTTGTAGCGGTCACTTGACGATTTCGGCAGCAGAGAGTCTATCCATTGTGGCGGTAGAATCGCTGTCTATCGGAGACTGCCCATGATCGAGATCGTTGCTGGTGACACCATCGATCGTATCGTTATCATTACCATTTAATGGAAAGTAAGGAATAAGCCGTGCTGAGGCTGCCCGGTGGACACGATATCGATTTGCTCGTCAAACTCGAGCGATCGCTGTTGCCCTACGATCTGTCCGACGTGGAGGAAATCTCGGCCGCCGTGACCTCCAAGGGGGCATCACCGACGTTGCTCTGCGGCCCGTACACCTGCGATCCAGATCACCCAAGTGCCGATTGGAACCTGGGGGATGTCGTCATCCCATTTGTCGGCGCACAAACAAAAAACCTGCCGCGTGCTGTGTACCTTCTCGAAATGTCTGCGGTTGCAGCCGGGAAAAGGATTACCTTTCCACCGACTGACATCTACGTCGCACCAGCAGTAATCGACGTGGTCCGGCAGTCCAAGCGAATCTTCTTCGCATCGGACGGATCGAACACAAATGTTGTCGTCGTCACACCGGCCGACGAACTGACGCTTGCCATTGACCTCTCCTTGCTGCTGGCCAGCGGCGACGCATTGACCGCATTTGCTGTCACCGAACTCGATACCTCCGACCTGACGATCACAAATACCGGATTTGCCAATCACCTCGGCCTGTGCGACGTATCAGGTTTCGTGGCCGATACGATCTACCGCTTGGCAATTCAAGCGACCGGTGATTCAGACGTACATAACCTGTCAGCTACCATCGCGTGCTATGCCTAATCGACCGCAAACATTTCGCGCCGATCAAACCGCCGCATCGGAGACCCTGACGCGACAACAACTCGCCGCGCTCTACAAGTCCCACCGCTGGAAACAGGCCAGCCAACGCTATCGCGCTGAGCATCCATTGTGCATCAACTGTCTACAATCAGGTAAGCTAACATCCGTGATCGGACCAAACGGCGTCGTCGACCACATCACCAATCACCGCTGTGATCCGCGATTATTCTGGGACCGAAACAATTGGCAGCCTCTGTGTCGTTCCTGCAACGCCAAAAAAAAATAGCGTGAGGACAAACAAAAGCGGATGGGGCATGTCGCTTCAGAAATGTACGCGGCCGTCGAACGCTGGCCGCACGTGCGTGTTTTTTTGCGCAAATAACTTTTTTCAATGGTGGGCGGCGAGGCTGAAGCCGAGAAAGAAGAGATGCGAGGGAGAAAGCCAAAACCGACGGCGGCTTTGAAACGGGCGGGGAGGTACATCAACGCAAGGCATGGTGACCGTAGTGATGTTTTGTACAGTGGAAAGCCGCAGATGCCGCGTTCGCTGGATGCTGAGGGTAAGCGGTGCTGGAAGGTGGTGATTGAGAACACGCCGCCGAACATTCTCGCGGCGATCGATTCCCAACTGCTGCATGGGTTGTGCCGGTGGTGGTCGTTGTGGCGCCGATTCGATCGCAAGTTGTCGCGGTCATCTGATAGAGAAACGATGATTTCGGCCGCGCACGCGTGGGATAAATTCTTCCGCCTGTCACTGGAGTTTGGATTGTGTCCTGTATCTCGCGCGCGGTTGAAGTCGCCGAGCGGGGATCAACAATCAGCGGACGTATTGAGTCTGTTCACCGGCGACTCGGGATGAACCTCGCGCATTACGAGCGGGAGCTACGGCGTTATTGTGACGGCGTGGTCGACGATGTGATTCCAAGTTGCCGGTATGTGAAACTTGCCGTCCGCCGGCATCTTGACGACCTCGACCATCAACAGGAACGGGGGCTGGTGTGGGACAAATACGCGGCCGCCAGGGCTTGCGGTTTTTTCCCCGTCGCTCTGCGACATTCGAAGGGGTCGTTTGCTGGACAGCCGTTTACACTGAGCCCGTCGCAGATATTTGTCGCTTCCATGGTCTGGGGCTGGCGGAAGAAACAGACGGGGACGCGGCGCTTTTCGCGAGCGTTGGTGATGGTCGCACGCAAATGGGGCAAGTCTGAGTTCGCTGCTGGCGTTGCGCTACGCCATGCACTCTGCGATGAGCCGACCGACCCTGGCGCTGAGGTTTATCTGGCGGCGACGAAGGAAGATCAGGTGCGCAAGACGACATTCAAACAGTGCTGCCGGATGGTCAGCAGTTCACCCGTGTTGCGCGACAGGATACAGGTCGGCATGAAGGCCCTCGTCGTGCACCAGGGCGACATGCTGCAGCCGGACTCGGCGATTTATCCAATCGGTTCGGACTCAAACACATCGGACGGATTCGATTTGTCCGCCGCCATTTTGGACGAACTGCACGCCTGGCAAAAACACCACCATGGGTTTTACGAACGGATGACCACTGCGGGAGGATCAAGAAAACAAGAGATTGTGTGGTTCTTTACAACGGAAGGAGACGACAAATCGGTGCTGCTGCATGGGATCAAGGAGCAGGCTGTCCGGGCGCTCGAGTCCGTCGACTCGCGGCAGTTCGACAAGGATTACGTCTTTGCGTTTATCGCATCGCTTGACGAAGGGGACGACCCATTCGCGGTGCCGATCGGATCTCCGGAATTCGAAAAACTGGTGATCAAAGCCAACCCGAACTACCCCACAACACCGCTGCCGCACTACGTCCGGCAGCTCACCAGCGAGGCCGCCGATAACCCGATCGAACGCAACAAAGTCCTGCGGTTTCTCTTCAATCGGCGTGTTTCGTCAGTTGTCCAGCCCATTGAGCCGGCCCGTTGGCAGTCCCTGGCGGCTGACGTCACGATTCCGTCAAGTGGCGTCGTGGGCGGCTTCGACGTCGGCAGGAACGACGACTTCGCGGCATGGGCCCTTGCCTGGTTGGACGACGAGGACAAGCTCTGCCTGTACTCGCACAGCTACACTTGCGAGCAGCGGGCCAAGCCGCTGGCCTCCGCAACACAGCTGTTTATCGAATCGGGTGAACTATCAGTGCATCCGGGAAACCAGGTAGATTTCTCGATATTCGAAGCCGATATCGCCGAGGCCTCGTTGAACCACAACGTGTTTCGCTGGTCATTTGACCCACACTTCGCGGCGCAGATGGCACAGCAGCTTCAGCGGCAGCTCGGCGACGAGGCCCTGGTGAAGTTCGTTCAGACGCCAGCCAACTACAATGAGGCCTGCCGGTCGCTAGTCGCTCGGTTCCGCGCGGGAACGCTCCGACCAGACAAGTCGCTCTGTATGGCCTGGCAATTTCGCAACTTGAGCTTTTGCAGAAACTCGAAAGACGAGTGGATGCCAGAAAAAGGCCTCAGTCCGGAGTATAAGATAGATGCAGCCGTGGCTTGCCTGATGGCTTATCGGCTATTGATGACGCTGCCCAAACCTCGCCGAAGCCTGCTGGAAGAAGAGATATTCGCCTGATGGACGTGGAATCGACGATTGAACTGGCGGAGACGAGCGGCGTACGCGATCCGCGGCGGTGGCTGATCGACGTGTTCGGCGGCGAGGATACCGATTCCGGCGCGGTGGTGAATGGCTGGACGGTGCTAACCGACGGACCGGTGTATGCCGCGACGTCGATGATTAGCGGCGACATGGCCACAATGCCAATCGACATCTTGGAATCGCAGCCAGGCAACGACGTCAAGGACAGATCGCACCCAGCCTACCGGCTGCTCAACTTCTTTTCCGGTGATGACGTCAACGCCGTGACGTTCCGCGAAACGCTGCAGAGCCACGCCCTGATTCACGGAAACGGCCTGGCCAAAATCATTCGCAACAGGCTGGAGCAGCCCATCGCATTTGAAATCTGGGGCCCTGGCACCTATTATCCCGATCGGGACCCGGCCGATGGCCGCATCCGGTATGTCCGCCATACACCCCGGCGGGACGTGATTTTCTCCGAGGATGCGTTTCATATTCGCGACCTCGGGACACCTCACTGGGGCTATTCCCGGATCGACCTGGCCAGGCAAACCGTCGGCGGAGGCCTCGCCCAGATCGGTTACGCCAATCGGACGCTGCAGAACTCCGCCACGCCCAGCGGCGTCCTGGTGAACAAGAATCCGACTCGCGACGATTTGTCGGAGACGGGCCGCGAGCGATTGCGCGATCTGTTCTACGGTCGGCATCGCGGTTTCCTAAACGCTGGACACCTCGGCATTCTGCCCGAGGGCTGGGAATGGCTGCCGACGGCGGTGACGCACGAACAGGCGCAATTCCTGGAAAGCCGAAAATACCACCGGGAGGAAGTGGCCCTGTGGTTCAAATTGCCACCGCACAAACTCGGGGCCCTGGAAAATAGCTCCGTCAGGTCAAATCTCGAGGAACAAAACAAGGATTACCTGCAGCAGACTCTGCTGCCCTGGATCGTCAAATGGGAGCAAGAAATCTGGGCCAAACTGTTATCGTTCAGGCAGCGGGAACGGCAAACGCACTACGCCAGATTCAACACCCGCGCAATCTTGCGGACAACCCTGGACAAACGGTATGCGGCCTACGCGATCGGTCGCCAGTGGGGCTGGCTCTCCGCAAACGATGTGCTGCGACTCGAGGACAGCAACACAATCGGGGACCAGGGCGATATCTACCTCGTGCCGCTGAACATGGCCGACGCGGAGACTGGACGACCGTTCAGCAGCCAGGCCGAGGTGATGCAGGAGTTGCGGGCCTTTGCGGCCACGCAGATGCAAGCCGTGCAGCGCGAAGAGTTTCGACACGCCGCGATCAGCAATGGCGAACTAGCCGGATTCTACGAGCGGTTGGTGCCCCGCATGATTGAGCGACTGAAGCCGTTGACTCGCTGCGCTGGTTTTGTCTCGCTGGCCGAACTGGGTGAAATCTGCGAACAATACGCAAGGGAGTCCATGGCATTGCTGGACGTCGATCAAGCCGAACGGCTGGCGACGATGGCTTCCTGGCCGAACCGGGCCTACCACTTGGTGGATGGCCTCCACAAACGGAAGGACGACTGAACATGCTGACACTACAGGCCGCGAACGACAACGTCACAGAACTGAGGATCTACCGTCCGATAGGTCCGCTGGACGACATGATTTCGGTGGAAGATGTGTCGGCAGCCATTGAAGGCCACACCGGCAAGTTGCGAGTGCGGATCAATTCCTACGGCGGCGACGCGTACGAAGGAATAGCGATTTATAACGTCCTGCGCGAGTTGGACGACGTCGATACCGTGGTGGACGGCATGGCCGGATCGGCGGCCAGCGTGATCATGATGTCAGGCAAACGGCGGATCATGGGCAGCGCCACACAAATGATGATCCACCTCCCCCGGGCGATCGTGGCCGGCGAGAGTTCCGACCTGCGAACCGCCGCCGAGCGAATGGATAAGCTGACCGACGACGTGGCGAAAATCTACTCGGACAGCTCCTCACTCAGCGTGCAGCAGGTGATGCAGGCGATGAAACGCACGACGTACTACAAAGCCGCGGAAGCCAAAAAGCTTGGATTCGCCACTGAACTCGCACAGGGCAAATCAGCCATCGCGGCCTCGGCCAAGGACCTCGACTATTTCCGCAAACTCGGCTGGCTCGGCGAAATTCCCGACGAAATCGTGCAATCCACGCGCAGCGGTGATCGTGGACCAGCCAAACGACAACGCGCGATTGAAACGCAACTCCTGCGAAAGCGACTCGATGCCCGACGCCGAACTGGCAAAAGTGTGGGTCGAGCGGGCTGACGTCCATCGCCGGCCAGAGCCGTACCGAGTCGCCTATCGGGCCCGCGAGCTTCGGGCGAAATCGCTTTCTATCAGCGGCCAAGTCGAATGCGTGTACAACACACAGGGAGGCTCGCCGCACTGCTATTTGCTGGTTTGCGGATCACTCACGCTTGACAAAGAGGACGGCCAGCAAATAACAATAGAGACTGCCGACGGCCCAGATTCGAAGGCCCAGTAAACGTTCGTTCAGATGTAGTTCTGAACACGGACCAATCTTTTCACTCAGTACTCAAGTACTCAGTACTCGAACTGGAGTCTCCCCATGGCCGTTACCCTGGACCTGAAACAAGTGCGTGAAGAACGCGCACAACTCTTGCTCGACGCCGAGGCGATCAACATGGTCGCCAAGGAAGCTAATCGCGACTTGAGCGACGACGAAAGCGCGAAAATCCGCGAACTGCTCGAACTGTACGACAAAATGCAGTCCGACGAAGACCTGGCGGCGAAGTACGAAGCGGCCCGGGCAAAAGCGGCGGCTCGTCGTGTCGACGATCGCCTGGCCGGTCTCGATGACGACGACCATCACGACCCGCTCGATCCGCCCCAGCCGCGCAAGCGGAAGATGCCAGCCGTCGCCATGGCCCGCAATCTGCTCGCGTTCAACGACAAGTCGTTGACGGCCGAACAGAATGCGCAGAACGCGTACGACTGCGGCATGTGGTTGCGGGCCGCGATGTTTCGAGATCGGAAAGCCATTGAACACTGCCGGGACCGTGGCATGCAGTTCGTCTACGACGAAACGTTGATGGATGCGCAGACCGTCGACGACAACACCCGCGGCGGTTTCTTGGTGCCGACGATCCTTGCCCGTACGATCCTGGACGTGCGAGACATGGTCAGCGTCGCGACCAAGGCGGCCCGGATGTATCCAATGTCCGGCGAAAACGAAAACGTGCCCAAGCGGGTGAGTGGCCTGACGGTCTACAAACCCGCGGAAGGCTCGGCGATCACCACCAGTGAGAAGATTTTCGCCCAGGTGTCGCTTTCCGCGACCGATGCGTTCACCCTCACGCAGATCAGCAACAAGCTGATCCGCGGGGCCGTATTGTCCGCGGCCGACCAGGTGGCCAACGAAATCGGCTACGCCTTCGCCGATCAGTCTGACAACGAGTTTATCAACGGCGACGGCATGGCCGGATCGCCGTACTGGGGAATCACCGGCGTGATTACCGCGATTGGCGCCGCTGGTGAAGTTACCGCGGCAGGCAATCTATGGACCGAGATCACGGCAGCCAATATCGCGTCGCTAGTCGCCCGCTTGCCGGAACGGTTCCACCCGCGCGCCGTGTTCATTAGTTCACGATCGTTCTATCACAGCGTGATCGAACCGTTGTTGGAGAACCGCGGGGCATCTAAGGCCGAGTTGGCGAGCACCAGCCCGACGGCCTACAAGGGCTATCCGTTCTTGTTCACCGACAAGATGCCGACATCTCAGGCGAACAGCCAACACTGCTTGCTGTTTGGCTCCTTCTTCGACAGCGTGTTGTTCGGCCAGCGGGAAGAGGTCGGCATCATGTCGAGCGAGCACCGGTACTTCGAACTCGACATGCTGGCGATTCGAGGCCGCACGTCGTACGACATCAAGGTTCACGAAGCTGGGGGTGCCATGGCGGTGGGTGGCTACGTCGCATTAGTCACCGCGGCCGCGTAAGAAGACGCCTTGTTTGTGAAAAGGCGGGACGTTTGGTGCGCCGGCGTCCCGCCACTTTTTCAGGAGAAAAGAAACTCGAATGGCTGAACGAAACGTGAAGGTAAAATTCAATCGCACGTATTGCGGATTTCAACGCGGCTGCGTCACGATTCTGCCGGAAAGCAAGGTCCGGGAATTGAACAACCTGGAGCAGTTCGTGGCCAACCACGACGTTGCCAAACGCGTGGTGTGCGAAATCCTGGAAGAGAATCGACCCAGCGACAGTCGCGCGAAAGTCGACCCCCTCATGGTCGATAGCTGCGAAAAGCCCTCGCCGTCGCGACGCAAAGGCATGACGACCGAAAGCGGTCTAGTCCAGTAACTCATTCAGTACTCAAATACTCGGTACTCAATGCATGAAAACCGAGGTCTCCACCACCGGCCTGGTCGTGACGCTGCCCGAGGTCAAACGGGCCCTGCGTGTCACGCATGATTCGCTGGACATGGAGCTGCTGTCGCTGATCGACGCCGCGATCCGAACCGTCGAGGCCTGGTCGAACCGCACGATCAGGCCGGAGGTAGAACGTAAAATCACGTGCAGCCGGTGGCCATCGTACCAGGTCGTGCAGTTCTTCGATCCTCCGCTGATCAGCGTGGACGCCGTGAAGTACTTCGATTCGGCCAACATCGAGCAGACGCTGGACCCGAGCAACTACCGCGTGCAAGTTTCGACGGATGGCGTGGGCCGGCTGGAATTTGACGGCGACACGTGGGACGCACCGGACTTGTACGACCGGCTGGACGCAGTGGCCTACGAATACACGAGCGGTTACGGCCTACGGTCGGCCATCCCCGTGGACTTGAAGTTGGCGGTGAAGCTGGAAGTGCAGGCCACGTTCATGTCGGACGAAGCCTCGCATCGGGCCGCCCAGGCCTTCGCCCGTCGCAACGAAGTACCCGTGTACGCTTGATCAGACGATGCAGATGAACATCCTGGCGGCGTTCGATCGACAGTTCGTCCATCCCGAAGACTTTGGACCGGACGTCGACACCTGGAAGGAGCAGTTCGTGGCGTTCGTCAAAATCGTGCCGCTGTCCGGTCATTACCGCATCCAGGCCCAGCAGGTCAAGGAAAGCGTCACGCACCGGATCATCACGCACTATCGGCCCGACATCCACCCGGACATGCGTATTCGCGAACTTGACGCACCGCAACGAACGTTTCACCTCCGCAGTGTGATCGAGGATGAACGACGATCGACGGTTGAATTGCAGGCGGAATCGGTATGACGGCCACCATCGACTATCCGAATATCGCCTGGGGGCTGGAAAAATACCTGACCAGCGGCGAGCAACTGCTGGATAACGTGCGGCAGCAGGCCCGCCGCTGGCTGCAGACCAGGCTCGGTAGTTTCCAACTGGGCAGTATCGCCGAAAACAACCCGGGCCCGCTGGCGATCATGCTGCGTCACGCGGGTGGCGATCCGCAATACTATATCCGGACGGAGGCCGACTGTGCCACGCGGCGGCTGCAGATCGACCTGGTGGCCACCGACGGCAACATGATCCAGCAGGCCGCCGAGGCGCTGCGAATTGCGATCAGTGGATTCTGTTCGCTCGATCGCCAAGGCGCGACGTGGGGCGGCCTCATCGTGCGGACCTGTATCCTCGAATCGGACTGGATTTCCATTCCCGTCGCACCGGACGACGGCAGCGAGGTATGGACGCACCGCCTCGTGTCGACCTGGAAAATCGTGTACCAGCAGACAGTTCCGGCCGCCGGACCCACCAAACTATTCACCGGTGACTGACTGATGCCAAAGATCAACGTGTCCGGCGAAAAGGAACTGCTGCGGATGTTCAAATCACTCGCTCCGAAGGAAATGAAAACCGCCACGCGGAAGGCGATTCGCGTGAGTGCCAAGGAAGTTCTGGCCGACGCCAAAGCCCTGGTTCCGACGGACACCGGTACACTTGAATCGGCGCTAACGGTCCGCGTGGCGACCAAGCTCGGCCGCAACCGCATCGGCAGCCGGGTGATCACGAAGGACGTATTTGACGAGGAACCGTTCTACGGCCATTTCGTCGAATTCGGTACAGTACGCATGCCGGCGCAGCCGTACCTGCGACCTGCGCTGTATCGTAACGAGGATGAAATGCGGCAGATCTTCACCCGCGAATTGCGAATCGCGATCGACCATTTGAAAAGGAAGACCTGATGTGCCTGACGGGAACCAGCATGACGTTGTCGCTTGATTACGACGGCAATCAGGCGGCCTTTTTCGACGACCCGTGGGGCATTCCGGCCAAGGAAGTTGGTTCATGGGAACGCACCGTGGAGGTAATCAGTGCCAACCGGCTGGACCTGGCCGTGGGCGATTACACCAAAAAGTGCTTCGCCTCGCTGATTGATCACGGGCCACTGGAAGTGATGTACGACTTCAGCGACATTGTGCTGGAGCCAAATCTGCCGCTGATGGCCGCCAAATATCCGGGGATTCTGACGATCACGTTCCAACTCATGACGGCCCTGAACACGCCGGCCACGCTGATCGGCCACGGAGGCATCATTCAGGACGGCACGCCGCCGTTTGATTCTGAGGGAAACACGCAGGCCCTGGGCACGCTGCAATGGCAGTTCGACGGCTGGACCGATTCCGACCGAGACACCAATGGACCTGTCTGGACTCCTGAAACCCCGCCGTAGCCGTTTCGGCGACATCGCCTTCAGCCAGGTGCAGGCCTACCGGCTGGAAAAAATCTGGGGCGGCCCGAAACCACGCGCCGCCGGCAGCGGTCCGCTGCAATTGCTCAAGCGAGACCACATCTTCTATCGCACGCAGTACGTCGGGTATTGCGATTGGAATCCGCGGAAGGTGATCGTCCTGGAAGTTGCCGTGGCCCGCGTGATCGAAAAACAGATTCAGCAAGCCGTCATGCAGCGCGATGCGTCGTATAAAATCAGCGCCGTGCCACGTCCGCGACCGATCTTTCATTCAGCCACGAGCGGACAGTGAACGGACAGTGAACGACCGAACAGTGAACGACCGACCAGTTGCCACACGCGATTCATTCCTGGCCTTCGCCAAACGCAAGGTCGCCAAATACTTCGTGCCGGCGCTCGGCGAGGACGTGTACCTGCAAACGTTGACGCAGGGCGAACTGATGGACTGCGGCAGTGGAGACGATCAGTTTGCCAAGATGGTCGCCTATTCGCTGGTGGACCAAGACGGGGATCAACTCTTCCACCCGCGATCACCCACCGACGTCGAGTTCATCCGCGGTTGGCAAAGCGGCATCGCGAGTGAACTGGCCGTGCTGATCCGTCGGCATTGCGGGTTGGACAAGGACGAACAGGATATCCTGGGAAACTCCGAGTGAGTCCCGAGCGCCTGGCCGCACTGCGCCTGGCCGCCAGGCTCGGCTACGCCTGCGTCGATCAGATGCTGCACGAACTCACGCCTCGGCAATGGTCGGAGTGGTTGGCGTTTATGGTTTTGGAAAGTCAAGAATCGAGAATCTAAAGGCCTGAGTCAGCATGGCGAACATTGGAACGTTGTCGGTGCAGCTCGTGGCCGACGTGAACAAACTCGTCAAGGGTTTTGAGGCCGGCAAGAAGGCTACCGCCAAATTCGCGACGCAGGTGAAAACCGCGCTGGCCACGATCGCGACTGGCGCTGTGTTCAACAGCCTCAAAAACGCGATTCTGGAAACGGTCGATTCCCTCGACGAGCTGGGAGAAACCGCCGGCAAGCTGGGTGTGTCGGTCGAAGCGTTGCAGGAACTGCGGCATGTGGCGCAGTTCTCCGGCGTGGAAGTCTCCGCGCTCGAGAAAGCCTTGGAGGTCATGTCCCGCCGATTGGCCGATGCCGCTGCCGAAAGCGGACCAGCGCAGCAGGCCCTGCAAAAGCTACGTCTGGACGCCGCCGCCCTCACGGCGCTCGCCCCGGAACAGCAGTTCGAAGCCATCGCCAAAGCGCTCGAGGCCGTCAACAACAGCAGCGAAAAACTGGCGCTGGCGAAGGATTTGTTTGGCAACGTCGAGATTCTGAAGACCATGCAGGGCGGCCTGCAGAACATTGTCGACTTGCGCAAAGAGGCCAGACAGATCGGCATCTTTTCCACGGAGGACGCCGAACGGGCAGGTGAACTGAACGACGCCATCGACCGCATGGCCAAAACCGTGCGCACGGCATTTGGCGAGGCTGTCGCTGGAAATCTGGAAGACCTGTCGTTGATCGTCGACACGCTGTCCCAGGCGATCAACGGATTGATTAAGGCCGTCGGAGCCATCCCCAGGGCCGGTCGATTCTTGGGCGAAACTTTCGGCAACATGGCCGTGCCAACCACGCCTGGCGTCGCCGGGTCGGCGTTCAGTACGACGCCGACTGTGAATCCCGATGTGCAGCGACGGCTGCTGGCCGACCTGGATCGCCGCGTGTCACGCACCGGCGAGGGCTTTGTGGGCAACAAAGAAGTGCTGCGTCAACTGCAGGCGATCGCCCGGAACACGACGCCGGAACCGGATCAGCAACCGGCCACCACGGTCACCATCGCGCCGGCCAATTTTTGACCAGTCATTTCAGTCACCTTGATCGGTTGGGACAAGCTTTCCGCAGTCACCTTGATCGGTTTGGACCACAAGCTTTCCGCAGTCCTCGCACAGAATTTGGCCGCCGTGCAGTTGGACCAGGTGCTTGGTGAAGGTGCTCCGCAGCTCCTGCACGTTGCTCACCAGCTCGCGGCAGGCCTTTGCGTCAGCTAACGGCGTGTCCGCGTACTTCGCCTTCCAGTCTTTCAGCATTTCGACGTCACGCCGCGTATCGAGAACGTTGTCCAGCGTGGCAATCACCGTGTCGAAGATGTTGAGTTTCCGTCCGTCTTGCGCTGGGTGGCTTCGATTGTTGACCGCGTTGTTTATCCGCCGGGCCTGCCAGCTGATGAACGCCGAGATCGCCAGGCCGATCACGGCCAGCATGGTCGCCACGAAATCTGACTCGATGTTGATCAAGGGTCCATCTCTCCGTGGATGCAGCGGCCGCCAGGTCGTCGGGATTGCCAGGATTCGACGCCGTCCACGGATTATCCTAGGCTGTTACGGCATGCGTGGGAAACGCCATTTTTACTCGCCGCCGCAAAGCCGCGTAATAATCAGTGTCGGACCAGAAATCAGGAATAGGACGGCGCAGCCAATACCCCACAGAAACTGCGTCGATCCCTCGTCAGACGTGGCGGCCAGGGCCATCATTCCCACCAGGCCGAGCGCGGTGGTGAGCGCGGACACACGATAGATTTTGCTGAGGAACGACATGGCTGCAACCTCCCATTTGGTGCTGGCCCCTGACGCGCTGATCACCTCCACCCGCGGTGGACGTTATCAGGCGACGTACGAGGTCACGGACTCGGATGAAGACAGAAAAATTACCGGACTGGCGGCAATCATCCTTGGCCAAGCGAACGGCCCAGATACGATCCCTGTTTACGGGTCGGTATTCAGTCTAACCGTCGACGGCGACCTGAACCAGGATCTGGGTTCTTTTCTCCTCGATATCCGTGCCCGCGTGGCCGGCACGCCCAACCCCGACGTCGGCATGAAGTGGAACAAGTGGTATGTGGACTGCACCTGGCGGGCCCCGGATGAGGGCGAATATCCCGGCGAAGCCGGTGTGCCAACACTACTGCGGCCGCAGCGGGTGTGGATCGAATTCGAGTCGAAGCAGGTAGAAATCGCGCAGGGCAAAAACATCCAGGCGCTTCGCACCGGATCGCCCAATCCAGCCGGCACTAGGCTGGCGCAGCGACCGGCCAACACCGTCGGCCCGATCGAGAACGCGGCGGGGACTCCGTCCGGTCCGTTCTACCGCGAGGGGACGCTGGCCGTGATCGTCGTCCAGGACAACGTCGCCAGCTACACCGACGCGCTGACCAGAAACCTCGCCCTCGAGGGCACCACGAACAACGCCGTGTGGCTGGGAATTCCGGCCGGCCAAGCGCGATTCCTGGACTGCCGTACAGGTGAACCACTGTACGATGGCACGACCGGTACTGTCTACTTCGAACGCCGCACCAGGGTCGAGATCGCCAACGCCCGCATCCTGCTGGACGTGCCGAACCTGGGGCACGAATACGTGCAAATCAGCGGCGGCCCGGAAGGCTATATCTTGCGGCACGAGCGAGACGTGGACGGCTTACCGACCTCCGGCACGCTCGCCCTGAACTACCTGGGCGAGCCCCGCGACACGCTGGCCGAGGCCGTCATCCAATACGATTTCCTCGGGCCAGCCGATTACAGTGTGATCCTGTAATGACCAGCAGAGCCTTTTACCTGACGCCGCGCGACGCCGCCCGCATCAAACGCGTGATCAGTCGCGTTGAGCGGGGCGAGGCCTCGGCCACCAGCCGCAGCTTCGGCCGCGACGTGCTGCCGACGCTGGCCTTTGCCGACGAGTCCATCGCACCTAACGAGTCGGGACTGGTGACGTTCGCCGCCACCGCCTTCGACGCGCCGGTGCGGGGAACTCGGCAGGTCACCTGCTGGAACCTCTCGGCCGACACCCTGACCGAAGATTCCGACGCGTTTCAGATCGAGTGGTTTTCGCTCGAAAACGGTGGCGGCGCGTGGGTGCACTATTGCTGCGGCGGCACGGCCGCGCTCAACCTTGACGCACTTTGTCTCGATCCGATCACGCCGGTCGACGAAACAGTCGTCACCCAGGTCCGCAAAAACAACATGCTGCGGCTGGTCGAGGACCAGGATGGCCAGGGGGCGCTGGATTTCGACCCGGGTCCGATCGAGGACGCGGTGCTGAACGCCATCGGCCCGCCCGACGATAACGGGGAAATGTCGCTAGTCTGGACGAACACGCCCAAGCTGCGCAGCCTGGAGCTGTGCGAAGGCATGCGCATTGCCTGCGACGCCTCGACGACGACGGTGGATTCGGACCAGGTCGCCATCGACGACGACACCGTCATCGCCGACGCGAACTGGGCCCAGGGCTACACGTTCCGGGCACCCACCATCCAGCCGCCATCGCTCTACCCCGTCGATTCGCTCGATATCCCGGTGGACAGCGATACACTGCCTGTTGACCTGAGCGGACCCACGGCGGGCGGCGAATACGACCCTCCCTATATTGATGAACAGTACCTGTACGGACCTCCAGTACCAGCGCGGCCCGGCGGCATCATGTACGCGGCCGGCGTCTGGCTCGGTACACGCGAACGGCACGTCCAAATTGATTTCCTCCCACCAGGCCTTTCGGGCACGCTGACCATGCCCGACGGCGGCACGTTGACATTCGTCCATGGCGTGCTAGTCGGCCAGAACGCCGTGGCGTCGTTCGCGCTCGCCTACAGCTACTGGCAACCCACGCCTGACCAGGCCTGCGTCTGCCCCGATCCCGAGGTCTACGCGCCGTGCGAAATGCCGTCGACCGACGTCTGTAGCTACGACGACCTGTGCACGTTCACCAGTCCTGGATTTGTTTACGGGGCCGGCTTCTTCCTGGACATTAACCGCCGCATCTCACACGGCAATCCCAATGGGCAACTCTATCGGCCGGAGACCATCAGCCAGCGTCAGCGGATTACCTTCGTGAATCCAGGTTTCAGGTTGACCCGCGGCGCCGAGCTGCGACTGATCCCGCTAACCTTGGCTGGATCGTGCTCACCATCACAGACGTCATTCATTCAATTCGTGATCGGCGAGCGGGTGAATCCGGGCGGCGGAGACGGCATCGGTGCCGAGCTGCTGTCGCAGAAGAACGGCGTGATCACGATGTACGAAAATCCCGACATCACGTACGTCGCCGGCGCTGAGATGGAAATCCGCGCGACACACCTCGCGGCCGATCAGTATCACCTCGAATTCCTGTATAACGGTGCCGTGATCCACGACGAACCGAGCGTCGAAATCCTGTGGTTCGACCCGTTCTACCACGAGGCGTTTATTGACTCCGCGGTGAACGGCGACGAGCTGGCGGATTATGCGATCGAGCTGACGCCGTGTTTGTAGGATTCGGCTGCTTGAGCCTCTTTCTTGACCGATTAGTGAGGATTTGGAGAGTGCTGATCTACGATACGTTCCACACGCCGAAGTTGAGAATTTTTTCCATTGTGCCAGGCATGGCGGCTGGCGGGGCGGAACGCTGGTTCTGCACGCTGACCCGGCACGCGAACACCGTGCGATACGTCGGCATGTCGATCCTGAACGGCCAGGCCATCGATCTGCACCGCGAGATCGCCGGCATGCCAAACACGTTCGTCCACTCGAACGATCCCTGGATCGTGTACGAAAAGTCAGTAGCTATCCTGCGCGAGTGCGGCGGGGCCGATCTGCTGCTGATCTGGGGCCTCGGAACTCAGGCGAACGACTTTATCGACCGCTGCAAGCTGCCAGTCGTGCAGGTCAGCCACAGCGAGCCAGCACTGGCCGAGGCCGGCATCCACCAGTCCTTCCGGCAATACCTGGAGATGATCCGCGGCGGTAAGGCGAACTTCTTGGCCGCGGTCAGCGAGTCCGCCAGCCGGTTGTTCGAACCGCACCGCCGCGAGCAGGCCGGTGGAGTGCACGTGGTCCACAACGGCATCGAGGTTGATCGGGCCTTGGCCGGCCGCGGTCGCCAGCAAATGCGACGGCTACTGCAGCTGCCGCAAGAGGCCAAGGTGATTTTCTACTGTGGTAGAATCTCGCACGAGAAGCAGCCGCACCGGTTGGTCGAGGCCATGCATTTATTGCCGAACGATTGGCATTTGTTGATCAATGGACATGGCGAAAAGGAACAGCGGGAGAAACTCGACGGACTCGCGCAGTCCCTCAGCCCGTCGGTTTTCTCGACGCCCGGGAAACCGCTGGGCCGAGTTTCAATCCTTCAGCCACACCTCTACGGCATCGGCGATTTGATAGGAGCTTGTGATGTGCAAGTGCTCTGCAGCCAAACGGAAGCGTTCCCGCTCGTCGCCATTGAAGCCTGGCTCGGGCGGATCCGCTTCATCACGCCGGCGTTCGCGACCATGCAAGAGCTGTTTACGGCGTATAACGCTGGCGAACCGTTCTGCCAAACCATCCCGCTCCCCGTGAAGCCGCGCGACCTGGCCGACGCCATCCTGGACGACAGCGACGCCGAACAGCATAAGGCCACGGCCTTCAAGATCGCCATGAACAACTTTACAGCGGCCCGCATGTGCGCGAAGTGGGAGGAGTACTTTCACTGGTGCCACCAACGCTGGATATATTCCTCACAGATCGGCGAGGTCTACAACGTCCGGCCAAACGCCGCGAATCCAGGTATCGAGCCAGCGGCCCGCGAAAACTAAACGCCGCGAGTAGCCCGCCGCTGGCTCAACTTTATTGGTCACCGGTCACTGGCCACCGGTCACCGGCCACCGGTCACCGGCCACAAATCTATGATTTCCCACGAACACCGCTGTATCTTCGTTCACGTCCCGCGCACTGGCGGGACCTCGATAGAACTAGCGGTCACGGGCACCGATTGGCAATTCTCGCACCCGCGCGAAAAGCATCTACGGTGCAGCCAGGCCCGCGACATGTACGGCGACCTGTGGCACGAATACCTGACGTTCACCAGCTACCGCAACGACCAGGAGCGCTTGCAATCGGGACTGTCGAAGGGCTTCAATCGCGACGGCGTGTGGTGCCATCCCTGCGAGTGGTGGATCGACCTGTGCGTGGACGTGGTCCTGGATTTCCGCACCCTCTGGCGTGATTGGCGGCAACTGGCAAAACGGCTCGGTGTGCAGCAGGAGATTCTGGTGCCGTGGATACGCTGAAAATCCGGCTCGGCGAACTCGAGGAACTGAACTGGTGGCACCCGATCGAAACCGATTGGTTCCGCCAGCTGCTGTCCGAGTTTGGTGTGCAGATTGTCACCTCTGGCCAGGACGTCGATTGGATTGACGTGCGGTATGGCAGCACGATCACGGGCCCCACGATCCTATTTGACAGGCATGATTCGTCGCTCGTCACGCCGATGGCCATCCACGAGAGCAAGCGGCCTGAGGTGCTGGCGATCACGATCCCCCTGCTGGCCAGGCAGCCAGAACTGTCGATGGCCAAGCACGTGTACAATCGCGGCGAAGATTACGCTCGGCCGAAGAAACCGGTGGGCGTGATCAACACCATGCCCTGGTATCGTTGCGAGAGTGAGTTCATGCGGGACCTGATGATCCCACCCAAGACGATCACCGCATCCTTCTGCGGCACCAGCCAGTACGGCCACATTGCCTACTGCACCAATCACCGCCGACGCATGATCGATCGTTTCCCGCGGCACAATACCGTCTGCGTGCTGCGTGGGGCCCCTGAATATTTTTTCCAGACCGAGCTGCTGCTGGACGTGCTCCTACGTTCGCAGGTGGTCGTCTGCCCATGGGGCGTGTGCGAGATTTCCGTGCGGGATTACGAGGCTGTGCTGGGAGAATGCATGATCGTCAAACCGCGGCAATCGGCGATGGACACCACGGAGAATCCGTGGACGGATGGCAACACAGTGTGGTGCGATCCGGATTACAGCGACCTAACCGACGCGATCTACTGGGCCGCCGCCAAACGCGATCCCGATTATTTGCACGCGTTGGCCGAACGGATGAAGGCGGTGGTGTACGACCCGCGGGTACTGGCCCAGCGAATGGCGGCCGAGCTACGGCGGATTTATCAGGAGGCGATGGGATGACCGAACGGCACGCTTGGTATGACGGGTTTGAGCACGAGAAACAGTTTTGGGAAGGCTGGGCCAAACGAGGCGAGGCTCAACTGCTGGGGGCGGTGCGGCCGCTGGAACCGGCGATCGCCGAGCTGCTGCCTGGCAATGAGGTGCGACGTACCACGTACAGGATACTAGACGTTGGTTCAGGGGCCATCAGTACACTTGGCCGAGAGTGGCATGGACGTCCGGTGCTGATCACCCAGGTCGACGTGCTGGGCTACTGGCACGAGGCCTTGTTGCGGCGATATGGCGTCCGCCAGCCGAACACCGTTTACTCCTGCCGCGGCGAGGATATGCTGCATTTCCTGGAAGGTCGGCAGTTCGATTGCGTGTGTGCGATCAATTCGCTGGATCACACCGAGCACCCGGACCTGGTGCTCAGGGCCATGGCCGAGCTGACCGTGGGCCCAATCTTTCTGCGGCACTATGCCTGCGTGGGCGAGCGGCTGAAATACGCCGGTCTGCACCAATGGAACGTCGACGTCTGCGACGGCCGGATGTTGATCTGGGGCCGCGGTGGCAGCCCCATGATCGACGTCAACGAGTTACTTGGACTGTCTGGCGTCGTCCAGCTTGACCACGCGGCAGCGAATCCGACCGTCACTTGGTTTTGGCTCGGTCATTCGTAAGCGTTCAATTCGGCGTGCGGACATACAACGCGTCGCCCCAAGCTCGCTCGGGGGCGACCGTTTTCAGATTACGGTAGCCATGGCCGCGGAGGTACGAATCGATCTGTTCGACCTCGCAGCAGCCACGGTACACCTGTTCAAAATTGACTTCGACATAAACTCCCGCGAAGCGTTGCAGCAGCAGTCCGCAGCCCTTCAGCACGTCCAGCTCCGTGCCCTGGACGTCGATGTTCAAAAAGTCGATCCCGTCCAGATTGATACCGCGCGTGAGAACCAGCGAATCGAATCGCTGGGTGACGATCTGCACCACCTGCTCGACCGTGATCCGCGGATAGAGTTCCGTGTGGGTGCCCATGGGCAACAACGAGGTCGAACCACCAGCCAGGTACAGAGGCACGCGATAGCGACCGTCGGACAAGCACGCGTCGTACAATTCGTGCTGGCACAATTGCAGCCGCCGCGGGCGCAGGTTGGCCTTGAGCAGCCCCAGCCGATACGGGTTGGCCTCGATCCAGATCACCCGCTGAAAGCCTGCACGCTCGTACAATTCGCGTTCCTGGGCCTCGTCCGCGCCGACGTGCACCGCGCCGGTGAAGCGGTGTCCCGCCAAGCGGCAGCATTCTTCTGGTTCAATGTACACTTATCACCTATTCAGTACTCAGTACTCAGTACTCAGTACTCAGTACTCAGTACTCAGTACTCAGTACTCACTGCCATGCTATGCGACGCCTTCATTTGCTGCGCGCCGAAAGACGAGTCCGCACTGCCGGACGTGGTGGCATCGCTGCGCAGCTACACGGACGTACAGGATATTTACGTCTGTTCACCCAGTCCGTTGCAATGCCAGGTCGATGTGCTGAACGTGCTGGATCACGAAGTGCTTGATTGCCGGCCTGACCTGTGGCGCTATCGGCCGAACTGGATCAAGCAGCAGTTTTTGAAACTATTTCAACATGTCACCCGCGATTGGTACTTTGTCGTGGACTGCGACACGATCCTGCTGCGGCA